CCTATCAACGGTTAGTTGGAGAATATGCAGGATTAGATTTAGCTTTAGAATTATTAAATAATCTTTTAAAGGAAGATGAAGATGACAGATAGCACAGAGGCTGGTTATTCGGCTGATATTCGGGAGGCTTTTCCTGATGTAGACCCTGGTGCAAAACCTTTAGGCGCTCGTGTATTGGTACAACTACGCAAAGCGAAAACTAGAACGACACATTCAGGGATTATTCTTGCTGAGGAAACACGCGACACCGAACGCGCACAAAACCCAGTAGGTAAAGTAATTGCAATCGGCCCATTAGCGTTTAAAAAGCGTGACACGATGGAGCCATGGCCCGAAGGTTCATGGTGCGAAATTGGTGACTATTTACGTGTTCCTAAGTGGACAGGTGATAGATGGGAAGTAGCAATAGGCGATTCTAAAGATAACGAAAAGGTGGAGTTCATGATTATGAATGACCACGAAGTTATCGCTAAAATCACAGGTAATCCACTTGAAGTGAGGGCATTTATATAATGGCTAAAGAAGAAACCCAAGAGATGAAAATCAACGAGAGTGCTGACGGTTCTGCCGTTATTGACCTTCCCGATGATATTGAGTCACCCGATAAACAAGAAGTAGAGCATGAAGATTCTGATTCAGGTGATGATGCAGAAGCTCGTGCCGAAATTGAAGCGAATGGTGAGGTAGATCCTGAACAGGAAGCCATTCGTGAAGCTAAACGTGCTAAAAGACGGTCTCGTAAGGACTATCATAAGCAGGTTGCTACAGAAAAAGATGTGCGTTTACAGCATTTACAACGTCAAAACCAAGATTTATTGGAAAGATTGTCTGTTGTAGAGCGTAAAACACAGGGTACAGAGATTGCACGTATTAATAAGGCAATTGAAGACCAAGAATCACGTATTTTATTTGCTAAACAGAAGATTAAAGAGGCTACAGAGACAGGCAATGGTGATTTACTCACTAGCGCACAGGAAATGTGGTTTGAAGCACGTAAAACGCATGAATCACTAGAGAATATGAAGGCTAGGTCTACTGCACCACAACAACAGCAGACTATTCAAGCGCCTGATCCTTCAGTACAACGTCATGCAAGTGCATGGATGCGTGAGAATGATTGGTATGACCCTAATGGGCGAGATCCTGACTCAAAGATTGCACTTACCATTGACCAAGCTATGGCTGATGAGGGCAGTTGGGATCCTAAAAGTGCTGATTATTGGGAAGAACTTGATAATCGCTTGCAAAAGTATTTACCGCATAGGTATACTAGTGATAATAACGAAAGTCCAACTTATAAACCTAAACATAAGAATGTTGTTACAAGCTCAGGAAGGGAGTTCGCTCCAAGCAGTGCAGGTGGTAAAAACACCTTCACACTTTCACCCGAACAAGTTCGGGCTATGAAGGATGCAGGGATGTGGGATGACTCAGAGAAGCGGAATAAAATGATTCGCCGCTATGCTCAAGATGCTAAACAACAACGTAACTAATTAGGAGTATATATTATGGATTCACGTTTAAAAAAATCATTATCTGCTGGTGGGCGCGAAACTCGCGCGAGTCATGACTCTGTTCGTGAGGCTCCAGAAGATACGTTTGCTTCAGCCGATGATCGTCGCAAGATGTGGAAGGATGAGTGGACACAAAGCGCACTGCCTAATGTACCTGCGCTAAAAGGCTGGCATTTATGTTGGCTATCAACAACTAACAGTTACGACAGTATAGATAAACGTATTCGCTTGGGTTATACGCCTGTTAAGTCAGACGATATTCCTGGGTTTGAGAATTGGCGTGTAAAGGCTGGTGAACATGTTGGTTTTATCGCGTGTAATGAGATGTTGCTTTATAAGATACCTGAAGATATTTATCAGGATATTATGACTCACTTCCATCACGATGCACCTCTAGACGAATCAGGCAAGATTAAGTTAAATGCCGAAAATGTTCAGGGTGCGAGAGATAGTTCAGGCAAATCGCTTGGAAATGTTGAAGGTGAAGGTTTAGGCAATATTGATAATTCGTTGCCTACCCCACGATTTGGGTAGGTTTAAAATAAGGAGTAAATTATGACTACATTAAGCGCTCCGTTCGGATTACGCCCTGCTTTCCACCCATCTGGTTTGGATCGCGCTCAGGCGTTAGCTGGCGGTATTGCATCAGGACATGTTACTAACATATTTAAAGGTCAGCCTATTACTTATGTTCAAGCAACAGGTACTATTGTTGAAGTTACGACTACAGGAGCTTTCTCAGGCGCATTCGCAGGAGTTGAGTGGACTGATACAACAGGTCGCAGACGTGTTTCTAACTATTGGCCTGCAAATACTGCATACCAAGTTGGTTCATGCATTGCCTATTTCTACAACGATGAAAAAATCGTTTATGAAATTCAAGCAGATGCTACTGTTGCTCAAACTGCAATCGGTAACGAAGCAAACTTCAGTAACTTAGGTGCAGGTAATACCTACGTTGGTTTATCACAAGCAACATTATCAGCTTCTTTAGTTGGTACTACTGTTCAAGGTCAAGTGCGTATCGTTGATATCGCTCCGTACCCTGACAATGCTTGGGGTGACAATTTTCCAATCTTGCGTGTAACTGTTGGCTTCAGCCAATTCGTTGCGCCTACACAAGCAATCTAAGGAGGGAATGACAAATGGCAGCTCCGATGAGAAGTACGGACTTTCGTAGTATTGTTGAACCAATCCTCAACGAATGCTTTGATGGTATCTATGACCAACGTACCGATGAATGGTCACGCGTTTTCCGTGAACAAGAAGGTATTCCACGCAACTACCACGAAGAGCCAGTGTTATATGGCTTTGGTGCGGCTCCACAATTACCTGATGGTACGCCAGTAACGTATCAACAAGGTGGTGTGTTGTTCCTAAAACGCTATGTATACTCTGTATACGGCTTGGCGTTTGCTTTGACTAAAGTATTAGTTGAAGATGGTGACCATATCCGCATCGGTCAAGTTTATGCTAAACATTTAGCACAATCATTGATTGAAACAAAAGAAACATTAGCGGCTAACGTAATGAATCGTGCATTTAATCCTAACTACATTGGTGGTGATGGTGTTCAATTGAACTCTAACGCTCACCCAATCGTAAACGGTAATGCAAGTAACTTGTTAACGACTGCGGCTAACCTTTCACAAACTTCATTAGAACAAATGTTGATTCAAATCCGTCAAGCAGTAGACAATAACGGTAAGAAGATTCGTTTAGTTCCTAACCAACTTGTTGTTGCTCCTGGCAACATTTTCCAAGCTGAAGTATTGTTGAAATCTGTACTACGTACTGGTACAGCAAACAATGATGTCAACCCTATCAAATCTATTGGTTTGTTGAACGAAGGTGCCGCTGTACTTTCACGTTTAACTTCACCAACAGCATGGTGGGTTCAAACTGATGCGCCTGAAGGCTTAAAACTCTTAATGCGTAGAAAGCTTGAAAAAACTATGGAAGGCGATTTTGAAACTGACTCTATGCGCTATAAGGCAACAGAGCGTTACGATTTAGGCTGGACAGACTGGCGCGCGGCTTACGGCACACCAGGTATTTAATGCGAAGGGGGATAGGAGAAATCCTCTCCCCTTTTTAACTAGGAATAGTCAGTCTTATCTCCCTTCCTAGAGGGACTTTGTAGAGAGGATAGGACATAGAGCTACAACTCAAAGGAAATTATAATGGCACAATCAAATTGGTCAGGCCCGATTAATTCGGACAACGGTTTTATGTCAAGTGTGCGATACATTCTTGGCGCTTCAACAACATCAGCAACAATAGAAGCAGGTTGTACTTACGTTATTATTGCTGAGAATCAAGGTGGGCCTACAGGCGTAGTTACCTTGCATTTACCATTAGTAGTAAGCGGTTCATTTCAGCCATCATTTGGTAATCAACAACCTGCGGATGCAAATTACAACGGTATTCAAGGTCAAGTATTAAATCAAAGTACTACTTTAACTCATCTATTGGCAGGTACTAGTGGTCAAACAGTAAGTGGTGCGGCTACAGTTAGTATCGCTCCTGTACATGTAGTTCAATGGGCAGGTAATGGTAATAAAGATGCTCCTTGGATTGCAATCAGTAACGCTTTATTGACATCTTAGGAGCTATATCATGGGCGAATTTAAACCAATGGTTAAAATGGAAACCACAGAACCATCCGTTGAATTAAAGTTGAAAAAAGGCGGTAAAGTAGGACATAAGGCTATGAAGCAAGAAGGTCATGGTCACTCTCCTATGAAGAAAGCAATTGGTGGCAATCAAGGCTTAGGTGCATTAGCAGGTGTAACTCCTTCTATTGCTCCTACAGAAGTAGCACCACCTACACGTTTGGCTATGAAACCTGCACTAGCATTACGTAGACGAGCTATGGCTATGCCAACTCGTGGCGCTATGCCTAGTCGTGCGGCTTTACCATCACCTTTAGTTAGTGCTAAAAAGGGTGGTTCTGCTGAAGGTTCTAAAGCTGAAGAAAAAGGTGAATCTAAAGCTGAAATGGCTAAAGAAACTAAAGCAGGTAAGCCAAAGGGTTATGCCACAGGTGGTGTCATTTTAGGTAATGGCGGTGGCTTTAAAACTGGTGGCGTAGTACTTGGTAATGGTGGTGGATATAAAGATGGCGGTACTACAGGTGAAGTGAAGCTTGGTAATGCAGGTGGATACAAGAAGGGTGGTGCAACAAAAAAGTTCGCTAATGGGGGTAGCGCAGTTGCTATGCCTCAAGGGAACAAAAAACCACCTGCACCAGTAGCTATTAATATGCTTTCAGGCACTTATAAAAAAGGTGGCGATGTATCAGTTAAAGCTTTGCGAAGTGCTTTCAAAGGTGAGAATGCAACAGCAGTAAAAGAAGCTAAAGCTGATTCAAATGAATCATATAAATGTGGTGGTAAGGCGAAGTAAATAGGATGGGGTCTACGGATCCCACCTTTAAATTTAGGAGTTAGAGATGCGACCAATTAAATTAGGGCCTTTTGCACCCATTACAGCATTAACCACTGCATTCAATGCACTGACATTTACAAGTACAGGGGCGGCAGTAGCACCAACAACAACTGCAACTACTGATTTACTTGCACATACAGTGACGTTAACTGCCGCAGTTCAAGCAACTTTAGCAGGTATTACATTTACGATTGTTGGTACAGACCAAAATGGTCATGCACAGACAGAGACAGGCATTGTTGGCCCTGCTAGTGGCGCTACAGTAACAAGTACAAAGTACTTCAAGACAATTACAACAGTTCAGCCATCAGCAACGATGGGTGGCTTATTAGTTTCTATCGGTGTATCTGCAATTTCACTTACACAAGTTATCCCTTTGGATAGACGTTCAGTAGCTTCCGCAGGTTTAACTGTTGCTATTACAGGTACAATTAATTACACAGTGAATGAAACATTTGCAGATGTATTTGATTTAGATATTGTTGCACCATATACACCTATCACTGCATTAACAACTAAAGCGGCAACCACTACAGGAAGTACTACTGTGAGTGCTACAGGTGTAGAATTAATAGTTAATTCTGTGACTAATAGCGCTACATTCACTATCTACTTGAACCAAGCTAGTTCAGCATTAGGATAATATTATGCCTTCTACTTCAAAGTCTCAGCATCATCTTATGGAAGCAGTAGCCCATAATCCTGAGTTTGCGAAAAAGGTTGGTATACCTATAAAGGTTGGTAAAGATTTTGCCAAAGCTGATAAAGGTAAAAAGTTTACAGAAGGTGGTAAAATAGATAAAAATAACAGTGGTTGGTAGGGGATAAAATGGCTTATTCAGGTACAGTTGGTACTACCGTAATTAAAGTTCAAGACCTGATAGATCACGGTGCTAGACGTTGTGGGAAACTTGCTGAAGAACTTACCTCTGAACAAGTATTATCTGCACGACAATCATTGTTTTTCTTTCTATCAAGCTTAATCAATATTGGCATTCAATATTGGGCTATCAATAAGACTGTAATAGGTCTTAATCCAAATCAATATATCTATGAGCTTCCACTAGGTTCTAACGATGCTCTGAATGTTTTATATCGCACGATGGCTAGACCATCAGGTGACTATACTTCATCGGCTGGCGGTGTCGTAGCGAACCTCTACAATAGCAATATTACTGATTACTGTCAGCAAACTAGTCCTAATGGGAATGTACAAATATTTTATGGCACTAACAACGACATTTATATCGGTTCAATCGGAATTATGCCGTTTGTATCAGGTGGTGGAACTGCGGTTTGGTCTTATGTATTTGAATCATCCAGTGATGGTACTACTTGGAATAATCTTTATACTGCTACTAATGTCACAGTTCAAGACAATCAGTGGATATGGCAAGACATAGATCCAGGTGCAAATGTCATGTATTACAGAATTCGTGCCTTTGGTGGTACGACTTTAGCACTCTATCAACTGTACTTTGGTAATAACAGTACAGAGCTTCAAATGTCACGTTTGAATCGTGATGACTACACAAATCTACCAAATAAGAATTTTACTGCAAATCAACCTTATCAATATTGGTTTGATAGAACAATTCCATTGCCAACTATCTATTTATGGCCTACTCCACAGACTCCATTCGTACAGATGACTGTATGGTATTCACGACAAATCATGGATGTTGGTGCATTATCAGGTGAATTAGAGATTCCACAGCGTTGGTATGAAGCTGTTTTGATGAATTTATCACATAGAATGAGTCTAGAATTGCCTCAAGTGCAACTAGATAGAATACAATATTTGGAAAAGATGGCTAGTTATTATCTTAATGAAGTAGAGCAAGAAGAACGTGATAGGAGTCCAATCTACATTGCACCAAATATTTCATGTTATACTCGTTAATAATCAATGACTTATGAGAATATTATATGAATAAACAGGTTTATTGGATACATACTAAAGACCATTCGGACATGTTCACGGAAGGTTATATTGGTGTATCTAATAATGCTAAAACTAGATGGAAAAGTGGTCATCAATGGCAAGTTAAAAATAATAGGCATCCAAATATACGATTAACAAATGCAATTAATGAGCATGGTTGGAATAATCTTGTTATGGAAGTTATTCTTATAGCAGATTCAGATTATTGTCATAACATTGAACAAAAGTTGAGACCGTCGGAAGAAATTGGTTGGAACTTGGCTATTGGTGGCGGAAAACCACCTATTGCAAAACCACGTGGTGATGATTATGTTAGTCCATTAAAAGGAATTCCAAGACCAACTCCCTGGTTAGTTGGATTAAAAAAACCAATGCCAAAAGATTTCTTTGCACTTGGTGGAAAAGCA